ACTAGTTGAAGAAGAAAAAGAAGAGGAACTTGCTAAAGAGGAATCAGTTGAAGAAGAAAAAGAAGAGGAAGAAGAAAAAGAAAAAGAAGAGGAACCTGCTAAAGAGGAATCAGTTGAAGAAGAAAAAGAGGGAGAAAAAGAACCCGCTAAAGATGAAGACCCGGTTCTTATTAAGAAAAGACGATGTCCAAATGGTACTCGTAGAAATAAAAAGGGAGAATGTGTTCCTGTTAAAAAAACTCGTAAAGTACAACCAAAACCAACACAAGAACCAACACAAGAACCAACACAAGAACCAACACAAGAACCAACAAATACTGAATCACCTAGTATTCTACAAAAAATATTACCAGCCGCTATTGCAAATATTTTCACTCCAAATACAAGTCAATCTAAAGAGCAGACCAAAGAGTCTGATGCAAATAACAACGCTGCTGATATTGAAAACGATGATGCTGCAGACGAAAATAACAACCAAAATAAAGATGAAGAATTAATTGAAACTGAACCAGAAATACAAAATGAAAACAACGAATTGTTCAAAGAAGAATTAAAAACATATAATACTATGAAAAACAAACCAGATTTCAATGCCGATTTATACCCAGATGTAAATGATCCAAATTTCAACATAAAAATCGCACAGAAACAAGAGTTCAAAGAACACCAATATGATGGTACAATTGCAAATGATATTCGAGAGAAAGCGGACGAAGCATGTGAAAGCGAATTCGAAATATTACCACATCAACACTTTGTCCGTAATTTCATGTCAGCCGATACACCATATAATAGTCTTCTACTGTTTCATGAGCTAGGTACTGGAAAAACATGTAGTGCAATTGGAATCGCAGAAGAGATGCGTTCGTTTATGAAACAAACCGGTATTAAACGTAAAATAATGGTTATTGCATCACCTAACGTACAAGATAATTTTCGACTTCAATTATTTGATCCAGCTAAATTAGTATTCTTCAAAAACAAATGGACTTTGAATACTTGTATTGGAAATGCATTATTGAGAGAAATCAATCCACAAGATACCGAAGGAATGTCAAAAGAAGATATTACACGACGAATCCGATTTTTAATCAAAAAATATTATATTTTTACTGGATATGAATCAGTAGAAAGTGGTATTATGAAAGAAAACGCAGTAACAATTGAAACTATGGTAAAGGAACATAGCCCGGAATTAATGGATTTAAAACCAGTACATGAAAGGGATTCTCCTACAGTAATTGAACAAAAGCAAAAGGCAATCGCCAAAATTCAACAACTATTTGATAACCGATTGATTATTGTAGATGAAATTCAAAATATTTTAGCCAGAACAGATAATATTGATGACGAAGCCAAAGGAAAAACGAAACGATCCGCTAAAATATTAAAACAAATTGCAACATTTTGCAACAATACCCGATTTATACAGTTATCTGCTACACCTGTATATAATCAACCCGACGAAATAGTATCTTTGGTGAATCTATTGAATGTTAATGATAATCGAGCACAAGTACGCTTGCATCAGATCCTCGATAAAAACGGCGAGTTTCAACCCGAAGAAGTCAATCAAAAAGGACAAGTAGTAGTAGAAAGTGGTCGTGATTTATTGAAACGAAAACTCATTGGATATGTTTCTTATGTACGTGGAGAGAACCCTTATACATTTCCATTTCGACTTTATCCAAAAGATTTCGATCCGGATGGTGATCATTTATTGCAATCCATTAAATATCCAACGCGTTTATTAAACGGAGTATCCATTAACAAAGAACCCGCTAAACATATTTTAAACAACCTTTACATTACTACACTTAGCGAACACCAAAAACTGGTATATGATGCAATTGTACAAGAAAGTGTCGATAAATACAATATTAAGGAAAAAGACAGATTTCAATTCAATATTTTGTACGGTTTAAATTATGTATTAAATATGACATATCCTGTAGAAGATAGTGGTGAAGATAACAGCAAAATCCACCATGGTACATTGAAAAAATGCATGAAATACGAAGTGGATCGTAAGGACAATTATCGAATATACGACTTTGAATATCAACCATGGGTATTAGAAAAACACGGGCGTATATTTGATGTCAATGCTACTTTGTCTCAATATAGTAGTAAAATCCATTCCATATGTCAAGCCGTACAACGATCGAATGGTATGGTACTGATTTATTCCCGTTATTTAGAAGGCGGTTTATTACCAATGGCTTTAGCTTTAGAAGAATTGGGACTATCTCGTCACTGTACAGTAGAAAAGAATGGGAATTTGATGAAAAAATCATCAACAAACCCGATTAAACCCTTTTATGTAAAGTCAAGTGATTCCGATAAACCATATTTAGGAAAATACGCAATGATTACTGGTACAACACGTTTCTCTCCAAACAACAAACGAGATTTAGAAATGGTTTTCAATAAGAATAATTACGATGGTAAATATGTCAAAGTAGTTCTAATTTCCGAAGCCGGTAGTGAAGGAATTGATTTTAAATTTTTACGGCAAATCCATATTATGGACCCTTGGTATAATATCAGTCGATGTGAGCAAATTATTGGTAGAGGTGTTCGTAATAAGAGTCACTGTATGTTACCATTTGAACAACGCAATGTAGAAATATATATGCATGCTAGTGTGAATCCAGCCGAGAGAGATATGTTTGGATCTTCTTTAGAAACCGCTGATTTGTATATGTACAGATTATCCGAAGAAAAAGCCATTAAAATCGGTCAAATAACAAGGGTTATGAAAGAAGTAGCCGTTGATTGTTTATTGAACAACGATCAACAGAATTTCAATGAAAACAAAATGAATAAGGAAGTCATGATAAAAACATCGAGTGGTAAGGAAATCCAATATCGAATTGGAGACAAATCCTTTTCTAGTAAATGTGATTACATGGAAAAATGCGAATACCAATGCTCTCCATCTTTGGGTAAAAATGTAGATGTAAAATCCCTTCCTACTAATACCATTACCTATGGATTACCACATTTACAACGAAGACGGGAAATTATTACAAAACGTATTCGTCAATTATTTCGAGAGAAGGCGTTTTACAAACGGGAAGAAATAATACGTGAAATTCAAATCGGAAAACCGTACAAACTACAAGAAATTTATTATATTTTAGGAGTATTTTTGAAGACACAAGAATGGATATCCTATCAGAATACGATCGGGTATTTGGTACGAAATGGTAATATATACTCTTTTCAACCTCAAAAAATATCCGACTTAAAAGCATCTGTATATGAAAGAGTTAATCAATACGATTATAAACCGGAACGCATAATGTTAGAGGTAAATGTGAAGAAAAACGAAGAAGTAAATGCGATTGAACTTTTACCGCAAATGAAAATGCGAAAAATCCGTCAGATGAACATGAAATCGAAAGAAAAACATTTCCAAAAAGACTCAAAATACGAGGCAAATACGAGTTTAGTCGATGAATTGACTGAAAAATCAAATTCTATAGTACAGCAAAATAAAGTGAAAAAGTTTGAAGATATTTTTGCGTATATTGACGGAGTAATGGCATCAGTAAAGAAAAATGAGAACACGGGAAAAAAAGATAATACTATTGATGAATATGGCAAGGCGGTTATGATATTGTGGTGTGGTGATTTGAATTTACGCAAAGTCGATCTATATTATTATATTGTACTGCATTTACTCGATACAATGGCGTTTGCCGACAAATTAGCATGTGTTATACATTTTTTCCAAAAAGCAGAAGATTTCTTATTACCTACTGTAAATACTTATACAACAGTAAAAGAAGTTATGTACAGTTATTTCCATTCGCGCATTGTACGCGAAGATGATATTGTAGGTATTGTATTGTTGAATAAAAACGAAAATGAATTGTATTCATGGAACGAATCCAGTGGATGGAATCAATCTACTTCTCTCGAAATCAATAAATTAGAAAATAGTTTGCATAAGAAATTATGGTTGATTAAAGGATTACAAACAAAAGCAGTAGATGATATCAATAATGAACGTAAGATGTCAGTTGTAGGGTATATGCATTATGATGACAAAGGTACATCTACTATGTACGATTTCAAAATCCGCGATATGTTTATTAGTCGAATTGGTGATCGTTCTGGTGTCTTTTGTAAGTTCAAGGTAGTTGCCGATTATTTAGACCCACTTTTAAAACAACTAGGGTACGATAATATTTCATACCGTAGAAATAATAAAAATTGGCATGTATTTCAGATTGATTTAGTACATGTAAGTAAAGGAGCCGAACGTACTGTATATTGTTTGCTATACGAATTCCTATTGAGACATATGACCTATCAAACTCCTGAACTAATACAATTCTTATCACCAGAAGAAGGGCGTTATTGTAATGTTCAAAAATTAGGAATTGATAAAAAGAGTAAAAATTGGTTGGATAAAACATTCCAAGCGCTCAAAACGAAATTTAGTAAAAACTAGTCAAGGATCGTAAAACTAGAGTCAAGGATCGTAAAAACTAGACAAGGATCGAGATAAACTAGACAAGGATCGAGATAAACTAGACCAGGATCGAGATAAACTAGACAAGGATCGAGATAAACTAGACAAGGATCGAGATAAACTAGACAAGGATCGTAAAAACTAGTCAAGGATCGAGATAAACACAATATAGTAAAAATCAATAAAATTGAAAAACAAAACAGATTCGAATAAAACGATTATAAATACAAAGATCACTTATAATCGTTTCTACAAAAGCAAAGTAATACATATAAATTCAGTACATTCACTTCACATTAATTAAATTATCAATAAGGAATTAAAAAGTATAATAAGATATAATATAATGGAGGTTTTATCATCATCATCTATTTTACCAACAGCAATTGAAAAACAAAAAGGCGCCATTAAGAAGAACGCCATGAATGAAAAGAAAAATACCAATATGAATCCTTTAATGAAAAAAGACATGTTGTATCATAAAAGTATGTTGGAAATGTTTGTTTTACTGTTACCACCACAAATAGGTGCAAATGGAAAAACCAAGGAAAATATTAGACATACAATTGAATATCATATTGGAGGTAAATGTACAGCAGAAGGGTACGTTAAGCCAAATTCGATACAGATACAACAATATACCAATGGTACAGCAAAGTTAGATAAAATTGAGTTCTTGGTGGTATTTGAATGTTTGGTATGCAACCCAGTAGAAGGTATGTGGTTGAATGGTTGTGAAGTAAAATCGATCACAAAAGCAGGAATACATGCACATAAATATGACGAAGATAAGAACCTTCCGGTGACTATTTTTGTGATTCGCGATCATTTTATAAACAATCCACGATTCCAAAATATTAAAGAAGAAGATATGATTGATGTAAAGGTAATTGGTCAGAGATTTGAATTGAATAATACATGTATAGAAGTAATAGCCGAGTTGGCTAAATAAATTTCCCGATTGGTAGTATAAAACACTCACCCCCATAGAATGACAAACATCAAACATTTAGTAATAGCAGGCGGAGCACATTTAGGGTTTTCTTATTTTGGTGCATTGAAAACATTGTCCCAAAATAATTTTTTTCATATGAATCAATTCGAAAGTGTATATTCTACATCAGTTGGCGCGGTATTGACTACTTTTCTAACATTAGATATGGATTGGACGAGTTTAGAAGACTATTTAGTCAATTTACCTTGGAAGCGTATATTTCCTACTAATATTCGAAACTCATTAATGGCGATACCAAAAGGTGGATTATTTGATGTATCTACTATTGAAAAAATATTTGAGCCTGTTTTATTGGACCGAAATTTGACATTGGATATTACTTTAGATGAATTTTATCAGTACAATAAAAAGGAGTTACATTTTATTACTACTTTATATGAGCCGCTTATTTTAAAAGATATAAGTTATAAAACCCACCCACAATGGAGATTAATGGATGCAATCTATGCATCGTGTTGCTTACCTGTATTATTTGTACCTTATACTTGTAATCAAAATGAAACATATATCGATGGTGCTATGTATTCGAATTATCCAGTAAATCAATGTATTGATAATGGTGGTAAGAAAGATGAAATATTAGGCGTATGTTTTCAACACCACCAAACACAAGAAACTGTACATAAAAACAGCTCATTGCGCTTGATTTATTTTGTACTGGACTTGATCATGAAGTTATGGAGAATTGTAAAAGAAGAAAATGGAAACGACCCTGAAATAATACCCAATGAAGTGAAAATAGTAGGAGATACACGTATATATGAAGGGTTTCAAGTATTGTCTTCTATAACAAAACGGAGAGAACTAATAGATCGTGGTATGAAAGCGAGTCAGTATTTTTTAGATTCCAAAGATTCTTTTCAATGAATATAAATAGAATTGTATAATTATGGATTATATAACTCCTTTTACTTATTTTTATCATGGCGTCTATTACGACTTCAAGTGATACTACTACTAATACGAAAAAATCAATTAATGCGACAACATTGATGCAAAAGATTAATAGTCTGGAACCAAAACATCATATTACCATCGGAACAATCTTACGTAAATATCCAGTTGTGAAATTAAACGAAAATAAGGGCGGGATTGTCGTTAATATGGCGACAATACCGACAGAAGCAATGGAAGAAATACAAAAATATGTCGAATATTTGAATATTCAAAACAATGTTTTAATGAAAATTGAAAATGAAAAGAATGAATATAAACAGTACTTTCAAAGTACTACTATCGAGGAATAATATTATTTTAATAGTTTGCTAAGTAACAAATATGTATTGGACACATCAATTAGTACATAATAGACAATATGTCTGGAATAATACAATGTTAAACCAGTTTATGATGTCTGTACATGAAAAATCGAAATTTCCAAAATATGAAAATACTATTGTTGAACAAATACAAGAAATAAAAACTACCAAAACGAATCCAACTGGACCTTTTTCTAAAACATCGGATTTAGCTATTTCTAGTCCTGAAAGTGCTATTACTATTGATAGTGCTGTAATTTCAATACAAAAGAAAGATATGTTAAAAAATGAAATACAAGGAAAAAAATTACAATATTATGTGAATTCTACATTGTCTAATAATAGGAGTAAAATACATTCAACATGCCAAGAGTTGCAGCAATCACACAAAACTCCAACATTGCATGAAAAATGTAAATTAAGAGCCGGAAGTGTAGGACGTTGTCAAGATCCTTTATTTTGGACCATATATTTAGGAAAATATGGAGAAAGCGAATACAACCGAATTGGTGGGTGTAATAATGGAAACGTAGAAATGCAGGAAAAACAAAAGGCGGTCGAATTTGTCAAATCAAAAGGGTGGAAATATTGGAATACTGCAATGGAACCCAAAATGACTAAAGGGACTTTTATGGAAAGATGTGACCAATTTTTAACATTGCCTAAAATAACATGGAGACATTTACCCATATTGTGTGCTTACTATAATTGTACAATCGCAATGATTGATTTGAAGACAAACGTGTGTATGAAAATAATATTATCAGAATCACAGTCAGAAGAAGGCATCGATACATTTGTATTGTACAATAATAATACATCGAATCATCCTCGTCCTTTGTATTGGATCGATACTGCGGAACAAGTATTAAAATTACACGAAATCAATGTACAGTGTGTATCCATTATTCATTACGATAAGCCGCTAAAGGCAATATCGAATTATAAAATATCGGAATTGGAAACAATGGCACAGTTATTAAAAATGCAATTTCCATCTAAAATGAAAAAGCAAGAATTATACAATACAATATCCATGTATTGTTCTACAGGTAATTATGAACAAGTGCAATCTCAAAAGTGAGTAGTAGGGTGAAAAAATAAAATCATAAAAAGGGGGCTTATTTTGAAAACTCACTTTTTTTATCTAAAATTGATAAAAAAAGAAGAATAATGAAAAACAATAAAGAGAAAATATATAGAGTAATAGTATAGTTTTGTAAAGGGAAATATTAATATAACAAACCATGTCTAATAAAAATGATTCGTCAAAACAATTTGAAGAAATGGTTGGGCATTATTTAGAAAATAGTAATCGAGTGCAAAACAAACATAATATATACAATACTGCTCCTGAATTGGAAATACGGTTTGGTACAAATTCCAAACAAGCCAATCCAATCAGTAAAGTGGATTATTTACATGTGGTATCATCCTTGTATAACAATGGTTGGAAGCCACAAGATAATAATCCATCTGGAAAACAATTTTTACGAATTATTCCAGAAGAAGTAGTTGAAAATAAACAGTTTGTTGAAAATGGTGAAAAGCCCGACGTCTCTACTCCTGCTGCTGCTGTTGCTATTGTTGATGACAAAAAAAATGAAAATAAAGAAGACGATAACATGTCATTTTTAGACGATAATTCAATGAATGGTGGTGGTGTTGAAGGTGGTGTTGTTCAGAAAAAAACATTGTATAAACAACACCGTACAAAGGTCCGTTCGTCGAAAATTCGTGCAGAATTATTTGATACGTTTTGGATTCAGCGATATTGTGCTCATAACAATTTAGTAAAAATTAAGGAAGAAATCAATGATAGTATGAAAAAAACTAGAACGACTCAAACATATAAACAACTTAAATTCACCGAAAAGACGGGTATAAGACAAAATGAAGCGGGTTACTTCCAAAAAATACATTTCCCAGACTACAATTTCAACGTGGCCTATCAATTGGAAAAGGACTACAGTATGTATGCTAAAGACCATCGTATCCAATCCATTTACAATGGCTGGACTTATGGTAAAAAGATTTTTAGATCTATTAATCGAGTTCGTTTTGAACATCCATCTATACCCATGTTTGTCGATTTAAGTATTGTAAAAACAAATCGAAAATACCAAAATAACAAAAATGATAAATACTCGACTCGACCCCTTCCAAAAGATACTATACAAGAAGCCGATGTTTTCAATACTTCACCAGTATATGAAGTCGAAATCGAATTGGATAACAAC